GTGTTTGTTGTTTTTGGCAATTAACTTTGGCTTTAAAATCATTATTTGGGATAAAGTTTACATAATTCTCTGCTATCTCATATATAGGTTCTTTTGGGAAAATTACTTTAGTGTTATTTGACCTAGGGTAAGTCATTATTTCTAAGACAGATTTGAATGAGGATGGCTCTTTTGCAACACCTTTAATTTTAAATATATTTAATTCTTTCCCTGCAGATATTCTCTGGAATTGCATTACCTGACTTTTCTGAATGTAAGACATGTGAGCCTTAGTTGAGAATAACATAAAACTGCTTTTAATCATTGATTCTCTACCATTTTTTGGTTCATCTATCATTAAAAATGGATTTGATTCTAATGCTTTATCTATTTCTTCTCGGGTTATGGTTGTAGCTTTTCTCATTAATTTTAATTTTCTATAAACCCCAAGCTTAAATTTAATTTCTAATTTCCCTACGTAAACATCATCCACTGAGTACTCTGACGTATTTATGAACAAATGTTCATATATTGTTTTTAATTTTGGGCATGATTTTTTACTTTTCTTATATGATAACCAAGATGCATAGTCAGGGCCCATGAATTCAGCAAGATTCATGTTAAGTAGTGGATATACACCATACTCATATGGCACTAAATGATGTGGTATATCTAATATGAATGATGGGTCATTTGGCCCACCTGAGTAAGTTCCTAAAAGTGTCTCAATATAATTCTTGTTTATAAAATGTGATAATAAACATAATTGTGAACTCCCACCGTTGACCTTAATATCTCGTGTTGAGTTATAATGCATTTGCATTAATGTAGATATTGATTCTGAAATCTTATTTTCACATGATGCTAAAGCCCATTTCATTGTCGGAGTACAATTGCTGTTTCCAATAACAAAATTAGAGTTGAATTCTGATATAACATTTGACATCGAACTTTTCTCTTTTGATTGGCAGATGGCAGTCATTCTTCTAGATATTAGGTCAAAATTATTATATTTTGTCAAAACACCGGCTTTATAATTCTCTTTTGTGAACATTAAATTTGATTTTCTATCATCTGATGTTATCATGTCTAAAACAACTATTGGTACATTCTGCAATTTCATTAGCATGTCTCGTAATTTGCATTGACCTGTGTGAAGAGTTGAACTTGTAAAATGAAAATTTCCTTGTCCCATATGAGATTTATTCCTAAACGACACCATACCTCTCTCCAGAAAATTAGTTTTGTATCTAGTTACTAAATCATTTACTTCTCTATTTTGATGCATTATCCAAGAATAAAGCAATGTTTTGGGTATTTCTACTTGTTTTCTACATGAATTTAAAAATATGGAAATCATTAGCAATGTGTAACCAGGCATTATTTTATATAAAGGCAATGTTAACCAAATAAATATCGAGCAAACAAAATTCTGAGACCACCTAGTGTTATCTATTGTTTCATGAACCACCATATTTTCATTTGACTCAGCTAATGATCTTATACTCATTTCATTATGGTTCTCTTGGACCTTATGTTTTAGATTTGGCTTAGATATAAACTCTTTTGGAGAGAATGTTGCAATTTTCTTATAAATAGACTCAACAACACTTTGACACACCCTTGTTCTAAAATCCATAATATAAATTTCTCTTGGAGACAAATATTGATTCTTTGGGAACTCACCCATATGAGGTATATGAGGGTCTGACATTATATAGACAGCAGCTTTATTTATTTTATATAAATCTGGGTTTTCTTTAACAAACTTGATTGCCTCTGCACAAACTTTACTTCTATTCGAGCCTATAGCCCTGTTCAATTCGTCTAATTGTTTTTTCTCTGGTTGCTCTAGCACTTTCTTTATGTTGATTTTATCATCAAATATTAAAACAGAAGAACTCATAGATGCTAACCTTGAAATGTCTGATAAAACTTCAAACGGCACTAAAGAAGATATACTTTTTGGGACGTCTTCTAAGACAAGTTTCATGCATATATTTACAAATCTGCCAGAGTAAGAGAATTTCTCTTGTTTGTCTTTTAAAAGATCTTCTATGGGATACATGCCATTATATCTTGAATGATTTTTTGTTTTATCTATTTCTACTATCTCATTCTCGTACTGAAATGTTTTTTCCATACTCACTTTTATCTTATGGTACATTTGACCACTATTCTTATTAAAACAATAATACATGTACCACTCACATATAAATTCACGCCAGGGGACAAGCCTTTTATTTATTAATGAGGGCACCCTAACTAATTGAAACGAGTCAGAATATATTTTACCATTCTGAATAGATATAGGGGTTGCTTTTATGAAATTATGCCTTTTTTCATAATATCTTTCTGTATAATTAACAAGTTGTCTAAAG